ACATTCCTTACGATGATGATAGTGAACCGGAGAAAACTTTTGTTGATTGGACTAATCACAGTAAGAGTAATGAGGTAATGAATTTAATTACTGACTTTGATAACTGTGATAAAAAAATTAAGGAACAAAAAGATTTAAAAGAAAGTGCCAGAGAAAAGATTATTGGTACTCTTAAATCTGAAAATGTTTCTTACATTACAATCAATGACAGAAAGGTGGCACTAGATACTATCGTTAGAAAGGCTACTCCAGAAAAGATAGTTCCAGCTAAACCAGAATCTCAATATGAAAAATTAACAGTAAAGGAAATCAGAGATGAATAAAATGAAAGATATGATGAATGAAATCCAAGAGTTGAATCAGACTCAAGGAGTACCACAAAGAGGTGGTAAGAAATATACGCAAGTTCAAGACAGAGTTGATGTCTTTAGAAAACATTGTGAATTTAATTATGGCATAGAAACTTCTATGGTCATTGATGATGGCAAGCGAATAGTGTTTAAAGCTGTAGTCAAAGACTTGGAAGGTACTATAATTGGATGTGGTTATGCAGAAGAAATTAGAGGACAGGGTTATGTCAATAAAACTTCTGCTGTAGAAAATTGCGAAACAAGTGCAATCGGTAGAGCTTTATCTAGTATTGGACTAAGTGGTGGTGAATATGCGTCATCTATGGAGATGGACATAGCTAAAAAGAAAAAAAAAGCCACAGAGAAAGCCACCAGATCACAAAATGCAGGTCAGATGAGTGGTAGTACCCAAGAACTAAAGAAGGCTATACAGAAGTCTAATATCCCTGAATGGACACTATCAATTCCAGGAAGTGAAAAAGTATCGTTTGATAATCCAAATGACCTAATTGATGGCATTGACAGGATGTTGGATCAGATAATTGATAGCGATAAAAAAGGACCAGAGGAAAAAAGAAAATTCATTCAACAATTTTTTAGCATTAATAATGATCGGATTAGTTATTTAAGACAGATAAATGATGACGATACATTTAGTGCTATTGATGGAAAGATTAAGAGGTTTGAAGATGAAAACTAAATCGTTAAAAGAAAGTGTGTTTGACTTCATTATCTCTTACTCAAGTAGCAATGGATTCCCTCCTACTCAAGCAGAGATAGCAGACGGACTTGGACACAATACTCGGTCGGCAGTTCAACAAGCTCTTACTAAATTAGAAACCGAGAATAAAATTGCTAGGATAAAAGGTTTGTCCAGATCAATCAGAATAATTTAATGTTTGCATTGCCTGATTCCATGTGATGAGGGCAATGTTTTTCTTTTTGTAATCAGAAATTCTAACTCTTGCTGTAACATTTACTTTTGTTTTGACAGGAATAAATATAACTTGTTTTTCTGGAATAGCTACTAGTCCGATGACATCACACTCTTTTCTCGTAAGTGCAATTTTTTTCTTAGCTCCTTTTGATGTAGTAAACATATAAACATTTTTTCTACGAGTGTCAGGAACTGATCTAGCTTTAACCTGTACTCTTATTAATTTACTATTGTAATGTGCAGCTATGTCAAAACCATTGATGTGCGCAATCTCATTAGGTATACCTATCTCCTCTAATCGTAAACAACAGATTAGCTCTCCAATCCTACCAACAGTAATTTCAGACATTTTAGATTACCAATCCCTTGGCATATCCTTTCTCTTTGTTGTAGGTTAGAACCTCTTTTCTATTCTCTCCAGAAGTAAGACTTACATGCACCCATCCGGAGTTCATATCTCCTGGTGTGTAACATTCCAATATACATTGATCAAAATCAAAATGGTTTATTATCATTTCTGCAAGATTAAGTGTGGACATCCCCAAGGCTTCTATATCCACAGCTTCGCCTTTACAATGCTGACTTTTCTCACTTGATCCAATGGCTTTAGATAACTCAACACATCGGTAACCAGAAGTAATAATAATAGCTTTATCTATTTTTTCTCGAAGCGGTTGTAGTATCTGGCTACATAGAAAAGTAAGTTTAGGTATGACTTCCTCTGGTGGTGTATTATCAATACCTAGACGAGCAGCTGTCTGTGACTTTGTAAATTCTGATAACTTAAAATGTTTGGACAGTTGCATTTTACTTCCTTATTTTACTTATGCTTTTGAGTCCAAATGATCCAGCGATTGAAGCTAAAATTCCATATGATATCCAATCAGGACAATCATTTTTTAAAAATAAAAACCCTTCTTTCATATAAGGTTGAAGTGCAGGAACGAAGCTAGCAAAAAGTATTAAAATAAAGGTAAGAGTCCAGGCTTCGTCTTTCCAGGAATCTGCACTAGCTTCCATAGCTTTTTCACTCCAGCTTCCATCCTTCTCTATTTGTTTTTTTGTTGCTTCAAGTTTAGTTAATTCTACTTGAGTTTTAAGTTTTGCTTTTTCCTGTTTACCTTTAATATAAGTTCCAACAAGATTTGCAACAGGTCCTAAGATTGCTTGAAACATTCTACCTCCTTAATGTAGACTTTCACCTTCAAGGGTGATCATGTCTGTATTTAACAGTATATTTAGATGTTCTGCAAGTTTATTTGCATCGGATAAATCCTTACAACCAAAGAACCGAATACATACTGTGGGTGGTTGTTTTCCTTTTTTTTTACTTTCTATCTCAACAGTAAATGTATAGAAGTCTGTCATTATATACCTAATAAATAGTAAAACTCTATTAATAATATTGTAACTGCTAATCCTACAGAACCAAGTATTATTAAATTATTTCTGAATCTTCTTTTTCTGGCTATCTGTTCTTTGATTTTTTGTTTATTTAAAGCTCGTTGATGAGCAATCTCTTTTTGAAGCTGTTCCCATTTATTTAAACCATCATCAACATACAATAAAAAAATTTCTCTGAGTTGCGCTCTCTGTTTTTCTATCTCTTGTTTGCGAATAAACGCAGCGATAGCATCTTGCTCAACTCCTGTAAACTTACCGAGAAAACCTGTGTTACCTTTTCTGGAAGAGTGTGTTTCTAAATGCGCTTCATTACTCGCCCACTTCATTATCGGTGAGGCAAGCTCATGCAATTCTTTGCCAGCTTTAATACCTCTCTCTACTAAAGATATACCTGTCTTGATTGCAGCGAAAGCGGTTAACGGATCAATGAGAGCCATTGTTATAACTTCATAAACACAGAGATTAAAGCTACAAGTACAGCAACTGTGTTAGCCATCATTATGGACTCAAGTCTTTTTATTCTAGATTTAAGATCAGAAATATTATCATGTATATTACGATATCTCTCTGAACATACTTCCTCATGTTTACTTATTCTCATCTCATTCTTATCCGCTTTAGTTGTCATTTCTTTTTACCTAACAAATCCTTGTCTGCTTTTCTAGCTCCACCCTTACCAGATACAAAAGATTTTACCCTGCCCATTGCCCATTGGTGTGCTGAAGTTTTTGGTCTTGATCCTTGGGAATAGTATGCACCTAAAGCCCCCTCCGATACACCTTATTTAAAGTGCTTTCACTAAATCTTTTTGAACCTGGTATGCTAGAATATTTACTCATTTCTTTTTCCTTAGTTTTTTTAGATCAGCTCCTGTAATCTTGTTTCTAGGTTTTGCAACCGCAGCTAACTTCTTTTGCTTTGGACTATATTTACTAAATGGCATTATCCTTTACTCCTTTGTTTTGATATTCTATCCATCATTGCTGGTGTTAGTTTACCCTGTTTATATAAACGAGCAGTTCTTTTAATCTCTGCTTCTCTGGCTTTAGGATTCTTTGCCCCAGATACATACTTCTTTGGAACTCCTCCTTTAGTTTTAGCTACAGGATTAAACTTTCTCATTAGTTTACGCATTATTTTTTTTTCTTTTTTTTAGTCATTGGTTTCTTTTTTCCGTATCCTGGCATTTGCTCTCCTTTCTATACCCCCATCTATTCTCGGACTTATCCCACACACCCTTCATAGCTTTAGGTATCTTGATTAAAAAATTACTAAATCGTATTATATTCTTAGTTAACTGCATTATTCAGGTTTCTTTGGCATAGTAACAGCTTTAGCTTTATCAACTGTATCTACATCTTTAGTTATATCTCTTAATGCTTGTCTATATGTTTTCCAAGAATCTGCCATAGTAACATCTGACATTCCCATCCAATCACATTCAGCTAAAAGACCTGTTCTTTCTAAACGAATAGTTTCCATAAGTCTGTCATACTCTCCGTCAGCCCAAGCTTTATCTCTAGCTTCAAGTTCTTTGATCTCGTCAGCAGTTAATTCTACTTGAACACCATTAACCATTTTAGTTTTATAAATAGACATATTTACCTCCTTTCTTTATTTAGTTAGTCCATATAAAATGAATGTTCCATCAGCAATATTTCCACTATTAAAACTAAATTCAATATAATTGTAAGCAGTTGTTGCATCTAATACCCAGGCTTCTGTTACTAAAGCACGAACATCATTTTGATTTTTTAAAGCAAAATTATTTCTAATCGTTAAATAAGTTCCTGTATCTCTCATTGCTTCAAAATACATAACCCCATTATATGGATAACCTGCATCATTCCCTAAAGCAAAATCACCAAGAGCATAATTACTTTTTCCACTTCCACTATTTGCACCATCAGCACCACCTAATTGAGTAAAATGATATCCATAATGATAAGTACCTGTAACAAATGAACTGCCATT